CCATGCCGCACCACATCCCTCTGTGTCGTTCCCGCCTCTGTCTCACCGCCGGAATCCGCCTCCACATCTTCCAGCTCCACCTCATAAGAATCCGGAAGCGGCAGGTTCTCCCCGTCAAACACAAGATACTGAAAAAAAGCCATCCTATCTACCTCCGCTCCTTAGACTCATTCTCTGCTGCGCCGTCACGATCACCTCATCCAGCAGCTGGTTCCCCAGATAAACCGGAATCACCAGATCCCCCTGCTGTCCCTTCTGATCTCCCAACACATCCTTCAGTGCCGCCACAATACCAGATGTCAGATCCGCACTGCCGGATGATCCCGTACCGGTCATCATACCGCCATCTGCCACAGCCATCTGCGGCGAAACCACCATATCCTCAGCCACACTGTTCACAGCCGCCTTCACCATTCCCCTGCTCTTCTCAATGCCCTCAGCCAGACCATTCATAAAGTCAGGCATCCAGCTCTCAAAATCCGTCAGAGGACCTTCATCCGGCACAGAGAAATGCAGATGGGAACGAATAGTATTTGCCACATCTGTCACCGCATTGGCAACTGCACCAATACAGCTCCGGATACCATTCACAATGCCATTGATGATATCCGCACCCCACCGCCATCCGGCAGATGCAAGACCCGTAATATAATTCACCGCATTTCCCAGTCCATCCCGGATCGTATTATAAATTCCGGAAATAGTGCTCCGGATCCCGGACCACATGGCATTAAACGCACTGGAAACTGTATTCTTAATCCCGTTCACCACAGAAGAAATCGTATTCCGGATTCCATTCCACACGGAATTGACAGTACCCCTGATTCCATTCAACACGGTGGAAATAATTGTCCGGATCCCATTCCAGACCGTAGAGATCACCGTCCGAATTGCATTCATCACCGTAGTAATGACTGTCCGAATCCCGTTCCATGCACTCTGCAAAAACGTCCGGATCCCGTTCACCACATTCGTAATAACAGACTTAATCCCGTTCCAGACAGAACCCAGAAATGCTGAAATTGCATTCCACACCGCCATAATCGTAGCACGGATCCCATTCCACGCTCCCACAAGGAAAGTAGAAATTGCAGTGACAACCGTTGTAAACAGTGTCTTAATCCCAGCCCACAGACCGGAAAAGAAATCCCTGATCCCATTCCAGACAGCCACCGCCGTATTCCGGATCCCGTTCCATGCAGAAACCAGAAACTGGGAAACCGCTGTCCATACCTGAACAGCGACTTCCTTAATCTCATTCCACAGCCTGATCCAGAACTGCCGGAACTCCTCATTCGTATTCCAGAGATAAATAAACGCCGCCACTAAAGCTGCAATGGCAGCGATCACAATAGCAATAGGGTTCGCCATCATCGTGGCACTCAGTGCTGCAAAAGCACCCTTCACCGTACTGATTGCACCGGCAAGCTTCGGTGCCCATGTCATAATCGTTCAATGGCCGAAAGGGTCTTTCCTATGATGATCAGCACAGGACCCAGAGCCGCAGCCAGAAGTGCAACGATCATGATCACACGTTTCACCCCATCCGGCATGGCATTCAGCACATCTACCATCCCTTGCAGTCCGGAAACAATACTCCGCACCGCAGGCATCAACAGATCCCCGAAAGAGATCGCCAGCTCCTGAAGCTGTGACTTCAGAATAGTCAGCTGTCCTTCCAGATTATCCTGCATGGTATCCGCCATGTTCTTTGCCGCATCCTTGCAGTTATTCACTGCCCCGGATACCTTTGCAATATCCTCCGGAGCCGCATTCATCAGTGCAAGGAACCCGGACATTGCATTCTTCCCAACCAGAGTCTCCGCGTTATTCGCCTTCTCTGCCTCAGTCATTCCGCCAAAAGCCACCCTGCAGTCAGCCAGGATCGCAGACAGGCTCCTCATGGAACCATCCGCATTTGTGGTAGCAATGGTCACATCCCCGATCGCCGCCCCCGACAGCTTCACATCCCCGGTCAGGTTGGTCATAATGGAACGCATGGAAGTACCAGCCTGGGAAGCCTTAATCCCCGCATTCCCCATCAGCCCGATAGCTTCTGCCGTATCCTCAACCGAAAATCCCAAAGCCCCTGCAACCGGTGCACAGTACTTAAACGTCTCACCCATCATAGACACATTGGTATTGGCATTACTGGAAGCAGCCGCCAGCACATCTGCAAAATGTCCTGAATCCTCCGCAGTCAGCCCAAAAGTCGTCAGCGCATCTGTCACAATGTCAGAAGTCGTTGCAAGGTCTTCCCCGGATGCCGCAGCCAGATACATAACGCCTTCTATACCAGACAGCATATCCTCCGTCTTCCATCCGGCCATCGCCATGTAATTCATGGCATCCGCTGCCTCAGTCGCAGAGAACTTCGTTTTAGCACCCATCTCCCTGGCCTTATCCCGGAGGCTGTCAAAATCAGATCCCGTTGCCCCGGACACAGCCGCCACCCTGCTCATTGCAGAATCAAAATCAGCGGCAGTTTTCACCGCCGCCGTTCCAAGCCCTGTCACCACTCCCGTCACTGGAAGCAGCTTCTGTCCCACACCGGAGACCTTATCCCCCACTGCCTGCAGCTTCTCCCCGGTTGCCCCGATCTTCTGCAAAGCAGTTGCAGACTGCTCTGCCTGCTGTTCCAGTCTCCGCAGTTCCTGCTCCGTCTCAACAATCTCCCTCTGCAGCCCGTCATACTGCTGCTGGGAAATTGTCCCGTTCCGCAGTGCCTCATCCGCCTGCCGCTGCGCAGTCTTCAAAGTCTCCAGCTTCTCCCTGGTCTCAGAAACCGCCTGTGCCAGCAGTCTGTGCTTCTGCGCGATCAGCTCCGTATTCCCCGGATCCAGCTTCAACAGCTTCTCCACATCCCTCAGCTGACTCTGCGTATTTCTGATCTCAGTATTAACCCCTTTCAGGGCAGTCTGCAATTTCGTGGTATCGCCGCCAATCTCGACAGTGATCCCCTTAATTCTGTTCCCTGCCATACGGCTCCCCCCTAAATCCCATAAAAAAAGGCACAAAAAAAGCACCTGCCATCCTGACAAATGCCTTTAACATTATTTCTCTTTCCACAAAACTAAAAGCTATAGTGTTGTAAAAACATTATCAAATTGAAATTATTTTCTCATAGTTTAATAAGATTTTCCCATGCAATTGGTAATTTATTTCTGGTTAAATCAGTAATTCTCAAAAATTCTTTACAATCAATCAAATCAAATGTTGTTATTATATCTTTAGATAATACTTTCCCTGCATAATCCTTTGCAGATTTTGAAAAATGATCCGCTGTGGAAACTATAATACAACCTTTAACATTATCTTCAACAATTGTTGCCCCTATTAGATCTCGTAATGTACTCACGCCTTCAGTAGCATTTGGTGATTCTCTTCGTTTAATAGAGAGCAAAAATTGTTGTCCGTTTTCGTCAATAAGTAAACCATCTCGCCCACCGTCTCTTGTTTGTCCAAATTTTTTAACAGTGCAAGACGGAAAGAAATCAGAAAATACTGACCTTACCAAATCTTCCATCTTATGTGCATTAATTTTGTAGATTACCTCGGGATTTTTGGAAATATACTCTCTCAACGCTTTTACAGGTACATTTATTGAATCTTCATCATAGCTTTTCAAAATTGCAGAAGAATATTTAACATCTGATGCACGAATTCCGTCAATAATTGCATCACTACAATTTGAATATTTATACTCCCACCAACCACAAGATTCACATTGAATGACATACTCCCATTCCTCAAAAGAACCAAATAACCATTCTGGAGTATCATATTTATGCTTTTGATATACTACATTTTCAATTTTTCTTCTACAAAATGGACATATAGAATCGTGCCTAAAGACTGATGCATTTCTATCAGCACTTACAAAATTAACAATTCCTTTTGTTCCTTCTTCAGTAATAAACTGACTATAATCAAGAATCAAAAAACAACACCTCTTTTCACAACTTCCGATTTAATGAAACCATTATACCCTTTCTGAATCATCCTGTCATCACATTTCATCAGATCAGAACCTGTCGAAATCCTCCTGTGTGGCAACCTGTCTCCATCCCTTATACTCATCATTCCTGCTTTCCACAAACATATCATTCACCATGCCAATGGTCAGCAGATCCAGATCCCGGATGGAAATCCCCAGCTGCACACACCGGAGAAGAAACAAGGGAGTTGTCATTTCACGGTCTATTGCATGAAGTTTTTTTTAGCCTCCACATCCGTCCTGATGTTCATTCCCCACAGCTCGATCAGCTTCGGCAGAACCTGATAAATACTGAATGTATTAAACTCATCCAGCCATTCCTCCGGATTATCCGGAATCGACGGATCCGCATGTTTGGCCATCACATACGCAATATTCTCAAACATCTCAAGGGAAAACAGATCCAGGGAAGACTTTTCCGGATCCCCGTTCCCGATACTCTTTTCCAGAACAGATAAATCCTTGTAGATATCCCTCTGGAACTTAATCCTGTAAATACGCGGAATAGCGGCAGAAGCCTTAAAAGCAACCGCCTTCCCGTCAATCTCAATCTTCTTCATCATGCTCATATCTGAATCCTCCTCAGCTCAGTGCTTTTCCATTTCCTGCAGCATTCACTACAGACTTTCCACTATCAGAAGCCTGCAAAGAAGCCGGATCCGCAGCCGGCAGATACACCGACTTATACCAGTCTGCATAAACAGTTGCATCCGTAGTATCTCC